AATGGTTTTAGGAGTTGATGACTTCAAAGCAAAGTTAAGAGGTGGTGGCGCTAGACCGAATCTGTTCAAAGCGACTATTAACTTCCCAGCATATGCTGCAGGAGATACAGAGCTAACTTCATTTATGTGTGAAGCTGCTCAATTGCCCGGTTCAACGACCGGCATGATCGAGGTTCCGTTTAGAGGTCGCAGACTTAAGTTGTCTGGTGACCGCACATTCGAGCCATGGACTATTACAGTTATTAATGATACAAATATGGCTGTAAGAGATTCTATGGAACGTTGGATGAATGGAATTAATTCTCATACAACAAACACAGGTAGAGCTGATCCACTAGAATATGAATCAGATCTATTAGTAGACCAACTAGATAAATCTGGTGGTATTATTAAGCAATATGTGTTTAGAGGCTGTTTCCCAACAGTAGTTTCACCGATTGATTTGAGCTATACAGCTGAAAATGAAATCGAAAGATTCACTGTTGAGTTCCAGATCCAGTATTGGGAATCTAACACTACCACTTAAGGTGTTATAAATAATAGGAAGAGGGGGGAAAGACTCCCCTCTTTTATTAGGTTTAGGAATACAAATGGCGGAAAATAGTTATAATTTATTTGGGTTTGAAATTCGTCGGGCCAAAGATAAAAAGAAGGAAATGCTTCCTTCTATAGTACCACCTGTTGATGAGGATGGTGCTGGTTATGTCACAGCTACAGGTGCACATTATGGCACTTATGTTGACATCGAAGGCGAAAAGAAAATAAAAGATGAAGCCCAGTTAATTAGGCAATATAGAGCTGTAGCTCATCATCCTGAGGTTGATGGGGCAATAGAAGATATTACTGGTGAAGCTATTTCTTCTGGTGAAAATGAAAAAAATGTTACTTTAGTTTTAGATAAAGTTGATGGGTTAAGTGATTCAGTAAAAAAACAAATTTTAGATGAGTTTAATAACGTATATGGAATGCTCAATTTCAAAGAAATGGGCCATGATATGTTTAAGCGCTGGTACATCGATGGAAGGATGTATCACCATTTAGTTGTTGATGAGGCTAATCCTAAACAAGGTATTCAAGAAGTAAGACCGATTGATGCATCTAAAATTCGTAAAGTAAAACAAATTAAGAAAAAGAAAGATCCAAAAACTGGTGTAGCATTAGTAGAAAATGTTGACGAGTTTTATATCTATCAAGAAAAGGCTGGGCAGTCAAATTCAGGAGTTAAAATTACTACTGATGCTATTTCATATGTAACATCAGGTCTGTTAGATGAACATCGCAGAAAAGTAATATCACATTTGCATAAAGCTTTGAAGCCTATTAATCAATTACGTATGATGGAAGACTCGCTAGTTATTTACAGACTTGCTCGAGCACCAGAACGTAGAATCTTTTATATTGATGTTGGTAACTTACCTAAGGGTAAATCTGAAGAATATATGAAAAACATTATGACTAAGTACCGTAATAAACTTGTGTATGATGCAAATACCGGTGCAATTAGAGATGATCGTAAACATATGTCAATGCTCGAAGATTTCTGGCTACCAAGACGTGAAGGTGGTAGAGGAACAGAAATCTCTACACTTCCAGGTGGTGAAAACTTAGGTCAAATTGATGATATCATTTATTTTCAGAAACGTTTATATAAGTCATTAAATGTGCCAGTTGGTAGATTGGAACAAGAAAATCAGTTTTCATTGGGCAGATCTACAGAAATTTCACGTGATGAACTTAAGTTTCAAAAGTTTATAGATAGATTACGTTCACGATTTAATTATCTTTTCTATAATATTCTTAAAAAGCAATTAATTTTAAAAGGATTAATTACAGTAGAAGATTGGGATAATTGGAAAAACGATATAATCGTTGATTACATGAAAGATAATCATTTTACTGAATTACGTAATGCTGAATTACAAAGAGAAAGATTACAGACTTTAGATCAGATGCAGCAATACGTTGGAGAATTCTTCTCAAAAGAATGGATTATGAAAAACGTTCTGCAGATGGATGATGAAGATATGAAAAATATGAAAGATCAAATTGATCAGGAAATGAAAGACGGTGAAATTGGTCCAGATGATGACCATATAAACCCAGGACAATCTGAGGAGTAAATAATGTCAGAACTTGAAAGCTTTATTGATGCAGTAGCACAGCAAGATTTTAACCAAGCAAACAGTGTATTTAATGATATGATCGGACAGCGTATGTCTGATGCTTTAGATCAAGAAAAGATTGCTGTAGCAGGTAAAATTTTTAATAACAAAGAACCAGAAGAATTAGAGGCTTCTGAAGATGAAGATGATGATGTAGAAGATTTTACTGATGAAGAAATCGATGATGCTATCGACGATCTAGAAGATCTTGATATCGAAGACGAAGATGATATCGAAGACGAAGACGAAGACGAAGAATAATTACTTTTAATTAGAAAATTTAATTTATATAAATAAATGTAAACAAAATGAAAACATTTAAAAACATAAGAGAACTTGCAGGTAGGAAGCCAAGTGGTACACCAGTCTTTGATAAAAAGCTTGGGAAAATTCCTGTAAAGATCACTAAAGAAAAAAATGTTTTTGTTGTTTATATCGATGGCGATAGACTCGATGCTTATAAGTCTCAAAAGGAGGCTGAGAAAATGGCAAAAGAGTTTATTAAACAATATAAAGGTTAATAGATGAAGCTAATATCAGAATATACAGAAAATGATGTTCAATGTATCGTTGAAAAAAACGAAGATGGCTCAAAGAGTCATATCATTGAAGGTATCTTTGCAATGGCTGAATCTAAAAATAGAAACGGTCGTATTTACCCTAAGGCAATCATGGAGAAAGCCGTAGGAAAATATGTTACTGAACAAGTTTCCAAAGGTAGAGCCGTAGGTGAGTTAAATCACCCAGACGGACCTACTATTAATTTGGACAAAGTTTCTCATCTCATTACTGAACTTAAGTGTGAAGGTAATAATGTGATGGGAAAGGCACGAATTTTGGATACTCCAATGGGTCAAATTGTAAAAGGTTTGCTTGAGGGCGGTGTTCAACTAGGTGTCTCAACTCGTGGTATGGGTAGCCTCGAGCAACGTGGCGGTACTATGTACGTCAAAGATGACTTTATGCTTAATACGGTTGATATCGTACAAGATCCTTCTGCACCAAATGCATTTGTTAATGGAATTATGGAAGGTGTTGATTGGATCTGGAATAATGGACTCATCGAAGCTCGGGAAATTGAAAAAATAGAGACTGAAATTAAACGTGCTCCGCGTTCTGACCTTTATGAGGTTCAAGTTCGTGAGTATAAGAATTTCCTCTCGTTATTGAAATCTTAAATTAGGAGTCAAACATGACTGATCAAATCGAAGACCAGGATGTAGAGCTCGACGAGGAAATCGAAGAAGCTCACGATCCAAAGAACGCAGAAAAGCAGTCTGTTGATGCAACAGCAAAAGCTGGGGATGCTACTAAAAAAGCACCTGCCCGTAAAGGCGATAAAGCTAATGCACAATCAACAGATCTTAAAAACGCTGCAACAAAAGCCGAGTCAGTAGAATTTAATGGAGACTTTAGTGAAGACTTAAATGCTCTTGTTGAATCTGAGGCTACTCTTTCAGAAGAGTTTAAAGCCAAAACAGCGATTATTTTTGAAGCTGCTCTAAAATCAAAACTTTCAGAAGAGATCGATCGTTTGGAAACTGAATATCAAGAACAACTTGATGAGCAGGTTTCAGGCATCAAAACAGATCTAGTCGAGAAAGTTGATAGCTACCTCAACTATGTGGTTGAAAATTGGATGGAAGAAAACAAATTGGCAATTCAATCTGGACTTCGTTCAGAAATTGCTGAAGGTTTCATGGATAAGTTGAAAGGCTTGTTTGTTGAATCTTATGTTGAAGTTCCAGAATCCAAAGTTGACCTAGTTGATGAACTTGCAACTGCTAATGAAGAACTGGAAGTACAGTACAACGAAGCAGTAGCTAAAACGCTAGAGATTTCGGAAGAACTAGAAGTCTTTAAGCGCCAAGCGATCATTCGCGAAGCGTCAAAAGATCTAGCTGAAACCCAAGTCGAAAAGCTTGCATCACTCGTAGAAAGTATTGATTTCGAAGATGAAGAAACTTTTGCTTCAAAAGTTGCTACTATCAAAGAATCATACTTCACCAAAAAAGCTGCTACAATTTCAGAAGAAGTTGTAGATGACGACGACGATAATACCGTCGAAGTTTCTCCTATGATGGAGCAGTACCTTAACGCAATTCGCAAAACAAATAAGTAAGTAGGAGATCCAATTATGGAAACTTATGATCGTCTCGTAGAGAAATGGTCTCCAGTCCTGAACGAAGAGTCAGCTGGCACCATTAAAGAAGCACACAAGCGTGCAGTTACTGCAGCTGTGCTTGAAAACACAGAAAAAGCATTGGCAGAAGAAGGTAGCCGTGCGAATTTCTTGGCAGAAGCACCTGCCGCAAACGCAACAGGTAATGCAGATAACTGGAATCCAGTACTTATCTCACTCGTACGTCGTGCGATGCCTAACTTGATGGCATATGACATTGCTGGTGTACAGCCAATGACAGGTCCAACTGGTTTGATCTTCGCAATGAAGTCAAACTACAAAACAACTCGTGCTGGCGCAACAGCTGGTAACGAAGCTCTGTTTAATGAAGCCGTAACTGGTTTCTCTGGTGATTCAGGTGGTACTCAATCACAAGGCGCTTCAGGTCTTTCAGGCTTGACAGATGGCGACGCAGATTCAACAATTGATGACTCACGTACAGGTCCAGACTTTGGTGGCGGTATGACAACTACTGAAGCTGAAGGTCTAGGTACTTCAGGTGCTACTGCATTTGCTGAAATGGGTTTCTCCATTGAAAAAGCAACTGTAACTGCCAAGTCACGTGCGTTGAAAGCAGAGTATACTCTAGAGCTTGCACAAGACTTGAAAGCAATCCATGGTTTAGACGCAGAGACAGAATTGGCAAACATCTTGTCAACTGAAATCTTGGCTGAAATCAACCGTGAAGTTGTACGTACAATCAACTCTCGTGCGAAAACTGGTGCTACTACTGGTAACACAGCAATCAATGGTATCTTCAATGTGCAAACAGATGCAGATGGTCGTTGGTCAGTTGAGAAGTTCAAAGGTCTGATTATTCAAATCGAGCGTGAAGCTAACACAATTGCAAAAGAAACACGTCGGGGTAAAGGTAACTTCATCGTATGTTCATCTGATGTTGCTTCTGCGCTTTCAGCTTCTGGTATGTTGGATTACGCTCCGGCGCTTGCAACTAACTTGAACGTTGATGACACAGGTAACACTTTTGCTGGTGTACTGAATGGTCGTACTCGTGTATACATCGACCCATATGCAACTGCTGACTATGTAACTGTTGGTTACAAAGGCACAAACCCATATGACGCCGGTCTATTCTATTGCCCATACGTACCACTAACTATGGTCCGTGCAGTTGGTGAGAATGACTTCCAGCCACGCATCGGGTTCAAAACTCGTTACGGCATGGTTGCTAACCCATTCGTTGGTGCTACACCAGATAGCGATATCGGTACAGCGAAAGCTAACCAGTACTACAGAATCTTCCGTGTGGATAACATCCTAGGCGCGTAAGATCGCTAAAAGAGAAGGAATAACCTTCCAAAAAGATTAAACTAGGGCGCTTTGGCGCCCTTTTTTTATAAGCTATTGATTTCATTGAAAACAAAAATGCGCCTGAACCGCAATTAACTGTGTACAAACGATTCGTAATATGTTAATATAATTATATCAAATGGAGAAAAACAAATGTTGTATATCAATGAAATCAAAG